CACTGCTCGCTCGTGACGCTGGTGCCCAGTGCCTTGCCCCGGTAGACCATGTTGTGGGTTGCGGCATTGTCCTCGATGCTGAGGGCAGAGCCACCGCCGGGCATGATGATAGGGCCAGTCAGCGTACCGCCAGTCAGTGGCAAATAGGTCTGCTGCATTTCTTTCTGCAAGTCCTCCTTGGTCTTGTCGATTTTGGTGTTGACCTGCGTGATATGCTGGTTCACCATCTTCACGGACGCAACAGCGTTCGGGTCAACGGTCACGCTGATGTTGGCAAGGTTCGAGATTGCCATAATGCCGTACAGCTCAATCTCGAAGTCGCTGTTCTCGGCGTGGGAAGGAATCTCCACGCCGCGGTCGTCCTGCATAATAATCAGCAGGGTTTCGTTGCCGTCTGCCAGCTTTGCATAGATGCCGACCTGATGCAGGATGTACCCGGTTTCCACGTCCTCATTGGTGATCTGGATTTTGATGCGCTTGCCAGCGTCGTTGCCGGTGCTGTCGGTCGCATCCTCGATGCCGAGGATTTTAAGGGTCTGCTTCTGGTCTTTCACGTCGGTCAGCGCGGCCAGCGATTCGGCGGCCGTAGTGCCTGCACCGCCCACGGCTTTGGTGATCGTCATGGTTGCGCCGGAAAGCACTTCGGACATCATGTTCGTGCCGACGTTGGTATAGAGAGAATTGTTCCAGCTCATGTGTTACCTCCAATTTTGATTTCAATTTGTTGCCGGAAAGCCGCCACGCCCACCGGGGCCGGGGCTGTTGCCGTATGGTCTACCGGGCGAATATCGCCCTTGATGTATGCTGCCATCTGCATACGGTAGGCGGCGCAGCCCGCCGGGGCGTATGTGGTGGCCTTGTGGTCTTTCGGGCGCAGGGTGCCAGCAATTCGGGCGGCTTCCTGCTGACGAATGCTCCACAGCCCGGCTTTCGCGTAGGTAGTGGAAAGCAACTCACGGGGGCGCAGCGTGCCCACGATGGGCGCGGCCACGCGCTGGGCCGTGCCGTGGTAGCCTGCACCGATGTAGGAGTGAGCGGCCGACGACGTATAGCGCAAAAATAGCCTGTACATGATGTGCGCAGGTATCTTTTTGGAGAGCATATTCAAAACGTCGTTGATAAGGACGGTCGCGCCCTGTCCACAGGTCAGGTCGATGTAGAGCATATTATTCCCGGCTTCGTCGAACGGCTCAAGCCGGACATCTGCTGTGGCGTCGGAGTAGGCCGCTATCATCTCCTTGATGGTGGCCGATGAGATGCGGCCAAAACCTGCAAAGTAAGGCTTGATGATCTTCTTGCGTTCATCGAGCGTTTTTGTGCCATCATTGTGGATTTCAAGAAATTCCTCAAGGTCGGAAATGGCAGCCTCATCCATGTGCTCGATAAAGTTGTTCAGGTAGTTTTGCTCGATCTGGGCTTTCGCGTCGTCCAGCAGTTTCCCTTGTGCGTTGAGGATTGCGACCATTTCTAAAACGTCGCGGTAGTAGCGCGGGTAGTAGGAGATCAGCTCTTCATAGCTACTGCCGAACTGGTTTCCGTAGAATCTCAAGAAACGGTCACCTCCCCCAGAACGGGGATAGCGTTATCGCCGGGGGCGATGTTGCTTGTGCCACCGTTGATGGTAAGGTCGGAGTAATCCAGTATAGCGTCCTGCTCAATGATGATTGCGCCAATGCGGGCGGCGCGGATGATAACATCTTCGGCGGCTGCGACGTTCAGCGCGAGGTCTTCAAGGTATGCTTCCAAGGCGGCCTTGACCTGATTCTTTGCGATGTCCTTTGTATAGCCACTGGCAAGATCAGCGGAAAAGGAAACGTCGATGCTCATTTCGCGGGCAGAAACCGCCGTGAAGTGTGCGCCAAGGTTCGCGACGCCGTCACCTGTACCGTCACCCACGGTATAGGTATAGCCGTCCACGTTGGCGGTATAGCCGCGCGTGGCAGGATCGATGTAGTTTTGCACCTCTTTAACCTTTTCACTGGAACAGGCCCGGCCGGACGAATCAATCAGAACAGCCTTGACCGTGTTCGGACCGTTCCAAAGGGGGTAGATTCTGGCGTGTCCGATGCCGTCGATGGACTCGCACCACGATTTGTAGTGCTGCTTGTTTCCGTTTTCGGCTGGGCCTGCAATTTTTTCTTGCACGCGGGTGCGCAGGCTGTCGTCGTCCTCTTCCTCTGTGCCACTTTCGATCAGCTCGCCAAAGGTCGCAGCTGTCATGCCCGCGATTTCGTTTACAGGTATGGCAGCCGTTCCACTGCTGATAAGTGGTTCAGCCCCGGCTGCTTCGGCTTGCAGGTAATAGTAGCCGTCGTCGCTGTACATGAGGACGAAATAGGAGCCGTCATTGTAAAATCGTTCGCCGACGGACGGCTTTTCGCCCTCATAGGAGAAATGATACTTTGCAGGGGCCGCAGGATGGCGGGCAATACCGTACTCTGCCGCCTTTACGGTCAGCTCCTCGCCAACTGCGCGGACGATAGTCACAAGCCTGCCCTGCGTTTCGATATCCGTGTAAAGCCGCGCGATGGTGAGGCAGATGCCAGCAACAGAATCGTAGTAGATGCTGCCCTGCCGGGTGTCAATGCCAGGCGGCGCGTTGTTTAAGACTTCTTTCAGGATGTCTTCATAGGATTTGCTCATTAGATCACCTCCTCGATTTTGGCTTCGCCGTAAATGGTGTCGGCGGTAAACTCAATGTTTGCGTGGTCTTTTTCAAACTCAATCGAAAAGTCGTGGCATTCGAGAATGCGGGTGTCCGGGGCCAGCGCGTCTTTGACAAATCCCTCGATGACGGATTCGGCATACTCGCGGCTGGCGTCCTTTGCAATGACCGCGTCCTCGATCTCACTCCCGTATTGGTTATTATAGATCAGGCACTTGAAACGTGGGGTAATGATGGCTTTTCGGATGGCCTGCTGTACAGCTTCAATGTTGTTCACAAAGCCGACAATCCTCCCCGCGTCAAGGTCAAGACGGTACGTTTTGGACGGCTTTTCCTGCGCGTCCTGTACGCCCGCTATGTTGATAGGGATATAAACGGCCATTTCAGATGTCCTTTCCTGCTACCTGCCCCGCAACGCGGTCAAGGACGTAATAGACCTTGCCGTTGTTTAGCGAGAGCATATAGACCACATCGTCCTTTTGCAGATGGTTATAGACTTTCAGGGTCATTTTGTAGGCGTTCAGCTTTTCGACATAGTGCTTGTGCTTGACTTCGGATGTGTTGCCACCGCGAGAATCGACATGCAGATGGCCGCCGTCAACTTTCGTGTATGTTTCATTCCGCAGCTCGCCCCTGTTCCCCATCGTATAGTCCGCGTGGGTGGTGTAGTCGGTGAGGTGCCAAGGTACGATAAGCTGATTGCCGGAGATAATGAGCTTGCTGTCGTTTTCGGCGGTGATCTCCAAGGGGTCCGCCTTTGTAACAGTGCCCTGCAGGACGGCAGAGCCAGCAGGTATCATGCTCTGAAAAATCTGCTTCAAGCTAGTTTCAGCCATTGGTTTTGCCCTCCTGTCCCTTGATTTCTGCCGCCGTGGTGAGGGTCACGCTCATGGTGTGCAGATTGTCCTCAAAATAGTGGTCGTCGTCGTCCACATAATAGGCGCGGTTCATGTTCAGGTGCGGAATGCGCACCAGAATTGCCTTGCCGGATATGACGTCAGCGTCGCCCAAAATGTTGAGATCGAGCGTTTCTTCGGGCTTGTCCAGCGTACCAAGGACGCTGCCCACAAGGTCAGTTACCTGCGCTTTGGTGAGCGATTCGTCCGGTTGCTGGATTTCCTGGAAAATGCCGATCTTTTTTTCAAGATCAGCGTTCGTTTTTTCTGCGATGGTCGTTCCCTCTTTCGAGATCATCTTGACGCGGGTCTTGATGTTCTCGATGCTTTTAGTGTAGGAGTAGTCATACAGGTTGGCGTCCCCATCGACGACAAAGGAAATGACCTGATCTTTGCGCTGCAAAAGAGAGAGTTTACCGCCGTCGCTGCTGACATAGTGCCGGATGCCAGTTGCCTTATAGTCAAGGCTAAGAGCGTCCAAAACGGCGTCCTGCCCGGTTGTTTTGCTCTTGGTAAGCTCCGGGATTTTGTAGTTGCACTTTGCTACATCCCCGGTCGGGATGCCGAAACGAGAGCAGACGTCGGTAAAGACTTCATCAGCAGTTTTGTTTTTGTAGACAAAGGTGTCCTTGTTGTTGGCAAGGTAGATACCGTTATCGTAGGCGGTGTAATTGAGCTGCTTTTTGCTGCTTTGGCCCTGATTCAGCAGGATGCCGCGAAAGCGTTCCTGTCCGTCCACATAGAAAACGCACTGGTTGCCATCTTCCACGTCAATTCCGCTGCGGGCGTGTTTGTAGCCGTTATCGTCGATCATGGTCACGGTCAGGGTGCGGGCAGAACTTCCCTTGCGACCTTTCCAGTGGACAGACTTCACAAGGGCTGTCATGTCCGTTGTGGTGTCGCCCTGAATCAAAAGCAACTGAATTTTTGCCATGCGCGGCCCTCCTTTACGGAATTTTCAAGACCTGCCCGGGCCGGATTAGATTCGGATTGCTGCCGATCAGGGACTTGTTTGCGGTGTAGATGCTGGAATACTTTGCACCGTCGCCATAGACAGACTTTGCGATGTTGTACAGGCAGTCACCCTTTTTGACCGTGTAGGTCTTTGGGGTGGACGTGTTGTCAACGCGGGCCGCGGTGTTCTGCACGGTGGCAATGAGGGAAGAATCAACCGAAACCGCTTTCAAGGAAACCTCCCGGTACTCCTTGAGGGTGATGTCGTAGGAGAACGTGCCCACGTCGCCGCCGCTTTCGGAGTAGTTGAAACTTTCGATGGTACAGTACAGGTTGATATAATTCCCGGTGCTGATAAAGTGAATCGGCACCTTGCTTTTCTTCCATCGCTCGATCATGCGGATGTAGAGGATAGGCGGCACGGCGATGATGGACTTGATGCCGGGGAAATAGCCTGCCGGGAAAAAGCTGGAAAAGCTGAATTGCAGGGCCGGGCGGCTCTGCATGATTGTGATCTCTCCCAGCCCGGTGAGGTCGATGCTCTGGTTATTGGACCCGTTTTTGATGCTGAATTTTTCAGGCAGAACGGGCAGCCTGATTTTTTCCCGCTCCGCGTTCCATGTAAACCAGATTTGGTATTTAATACTCATACGACAGCTGGCCCTCCTCAAAAATCTCCTGCTTCAAGATGCCCATCAGAACAGGCTTGACGTTGTCGGTGATCATCTCCAGAACGTCGTTTGCGCTCATGCCGCTGCCAGAGCCGACAGAAACCTCCACAGAGCCTTTTCCTACAAGTTCAAGGATAATTTTCTTGACAGTCTCGCCGGGTGCGCTCTGGGCGTTCTGTGCGCCCGATACCGCAGCATTCGCGGCAGGCTGTACGTTGAGCGGTGCCGAATCCAAAACGCTGCTGTAGGCCGCCGGGCGGGCAACGCTGCTTTCAACGCCAGTATAGGCGGCGTCGATTGCGGACAGGTCGGAGTTTTTGCCGGATACGACGTCATAGGCTTTCGAGAGGATGCCGGAAAGCATAGACTCCGGGGAAGATCTGTCCGGGATGTCCAAACTTATGCCAGAAATAGCTTGCAAGATGCGGTCGGTTTCTTCGGTCGGGAAAACGGTGCTCCCCTGTTTGCCGACAATCAGCTCCGGGCCATTCTCGCCAGCGATGAAAACATTTTCAGCGTCGGTTGTTCCGCCTGCATGGCCGGGCACAGTGGTCGTTGGAGTGGCGGATGGCGTGTAGGTGGTGCTGTTCTGCAAAGCAAGGGCCACAGATGCGGCCACATCCTTTGCAGCGGCTACGGCGTCCTTTTTGCCATCCTTCAGCTTCTGGACGTACTCGGCAATGGTGTCCTTTGCAGCCTTCCCGGCTTCGTCGGACATATCGAGAGCGTCTACCGTGCCCTCCATTTTTGCCTGAAACTCGTCCAGCTGGCCCTCGTAGTCCGTTACCCAGTCGGCGGTAGCCTGCGCTGCGGCGTCCTGCTTCGCGGTGACGTCAGCCAGCGTGTTTGCCAGCTTCGACACGGCGTCCTTGTTGCCACTGTTGATGGCACTCACCATGCTGGCAGCCAAGCCTGCGGCCTGTTCGCTGCCATCCTGGACGTAGGACATCAAAGCCTTGTAGTTCTCCTCGGTGATGCCCAGATCGTCGGCAGAGGTAGCTTTCAGGGTTTCGATGTTGGCCGTGTAGGTGTTCCAGTAGTTGAGCTGAGAATCAAGCGCAGCTTGCGCCGCCTTGACGTTGGAGTTCAGATAGTCCTCGGATTTAGTGGACGCTTCATCGAATAGCCCGAACTGGCCCTCAAAGCTGTCCTTTGCGGCTTCGTAGGCGGTGTTGTAGGCTTCGCAGAGCTTTTCCACGTCAGAGCGGACATCGCTGTAAGCCTGCGATACGGCTTCCTGCGCAGAAACGATTTCGTCGCCTGCGGCTTTGGCGTCCTCGGCCTGCTGGTTGTAATACTTGTCGATGACTTCGAGCCGGTCGTTCGTGTCGTCAAGGGTCTTTTGCAGCTCGCCCTGCTTGTCCTGATACTTTTGCAGCTCCTCGTTCGCAGCGTTGAGGTTTGCTGCCTGTTCAGACCACTGTGCGGAGATGGTAGCCATGCCGGTGGGGTCTTGTGCGTACAGCTCGGCGATGTAGTCCTCATAGACCTTCTGGGCTTCGTTCACGCGCTCCTGCGCGGCGGCGATAGCTGCATCATTTTCCTTGATGGCTTCTTGCTGGGTAGCCTGCTCTTTCAGCAGGTCTACATACTCCTGATACTTTTCGGTTTTCAGTTCCTGCTCGGCCTGCTGCTTCGCCATTTCCTTGACGTTGGCAATGGCTTTGCTCTGGTTGCTGGTCAGGTCTTCGTAGGTGAGGTTCAGGCCATCAATGCTGCTGTTCAGCTCGTCGATGACGGCTTCCATCTGGGCCTGCTTCTCGGTGCTGTTGCCGGTGGAGCTTGCCAGTGCGTCGAGCTGGGCGGCCAGTGCAAGGTTTTCGACCTCGCTGTCATGGATGGCCTGCGTATTGCTGCCGAAACTGTCGATCAGGTCATCGTGCTTGCTGATTACAGCGTCGATCTGGGCCACATACTCGTCCACGCTCTGACCGTTGTTGTCCAGCGATGCGGAAAGCTCGTCGATGCGGTATTTCAGGGTGGATGCCTGATCGGACGTGTCGCCGTAGGTGCGGCAGGCTTTGTCATACTGCTCTTTAAGGGATTCCAGTTCTTTGGTCTGCGCGGCGGTGGTGGCGGTCATGGACATGGCTTCGTCGTAGGTGTCCTCATACTTGTCGCCAAGCATGGTGACGGCGGCGGTCAGAGCCGTAACAGCAGCGGCAGCCACCAACAGGCCGGGGGCAAATGGCGAAATAGCCGACACGAACGCTTTGACGGTGGAGCTTGCAAAGACGAAAGATGCGGAAACGCCAGCGACGCCAATAGCCACGGTTCCAAGACCTGTGCCGACCGCAGTCAGGGCCTTTACCACATTGGGATGCTCAGAGAGGAAGTCGCCCACGTTGCCGTAGAGTTCGGCCAGTTCAGCAGATGCGTCATGGATGGTAGGCTCCAAAGTCTGGGTAAAGGCGACATTCATCTTGTTGTTGGCCTTTTCCCACTTTTCGGACAGGCTTTCACCTGCGGCGGCGGTCTTTTCCAGAGTGCCAGCGGCTTCATCCAGCGACCCGGTCAGGGTGTCGGTGGTGATTGCGCCGTCGCGGATGGCCCGCGCAAAGTCCACGCCTACCTTGCTGCCAAAGACTTCCACGGCCTTTGTGGTGGCTTCGGAGCTGTCTTTCATGTTGGCAATTTCGGTGATGGTATCTTGCAGGGCTTCTTGTGCGTCCAGACCGTCAGCAGCAAAGTTCTTCACGGCGGTTCGCATGGCCGTTATGGTAGACGTGCCCTCGACGCCGTAAAGCTCCATCTTTGCCAGCAGGCCGATGGCGTTTTCGAGCGATAGGCCCATTTCCTGCAAGGACGATGCGCCGGTGATCAGGGTATTACTCAGGGTCGTGACGGACAGGCCAGAGATTTGGCCCGCATAGGCCAGATCATCAAGGACGTTCGGCAGCTTGGAAGAATCCTCGCCCCATTTGTTCATCACCTTTGTGACGAGCTGCACAGAGCCGACGACATCCTGCCCGGTGATGTCGGCAAAGTCCAGAAATTGCCCGGTGACGTCGGACAGCGTGTCGCCAGTGTAGCCCAGTCGGGTATTGATTTCGCCAACTGCTCCGGCCACGGCGTCGAGTGCATCGTCATTGCCGGAGTAGGCTTTGAGCATACTTGCGCCCAGACTGTCCAGCGCGTCCCCGGTCGCGCCGGTGGCGTTCACGATGATTTTTTCCGCGTTGCTGTAAGTATCGGTCAAGTCGTAGACCGCAGAGGTGATCTCCTTGATGGTGGCCGTTATGCCGGCCGCTGCAAGGGCCTGGGCGATGGTTTCAACTGCTTCAGCCCCGGTCTTGCTGGCCTTGTCCGCTTCGTCGCTTGCCTTTTGGGTGGACTTTGCCAGCACGTCGGTGGCATCGCTGGCCTTGCCGTTGGCGGCTGCCAGAGATTCGGCAGCATGGCCCGCCTGCTCTGCGGCGGCTTCCAGCTTGTCAAGGTCTTCCGTGCCGGATGCCATGACCTGCTGATAGTTCTGCATCGCGGCGTCGGCGTCAAGCTGGGCCTGTGCTAGCTCTTTGAGGGCTTCCGCTGCTGCATCGCTGGCAGCTTTCAGCTCGTCCTTTGTTTCGGCGGCCAGCTTTTCGTTCTGCATGAGGGCGTCGAGCTGGTCGTCCGTTTTCTTGATGGACGCGGTCAGCTCGTCATGGATGCCGGCCGACGCTTCGACGGACTTTGCGAGATCGTCGGACGATTTTTCGCAAAGGGTCATCATGTCGTTCAGGTCATCCAGCGCGGCGGTGGACTTGATGCCCATATCGACAAGCTCTTTGGTGGAGTATGTAGCTTCCAGCATGGCTTTGTCGTAGCCGCCCACGGCGTTTGTCCAGTAGTCGGCTTTCTGGGCCGCTTCCTCGGCTGCTGCGCCGTACTGGTCGAGTACGTCGGCCATTTCTCCGGCAGCAGAATCCGCGCAGCTGGCGGCCCGCTCGATACCCTCGATGGACGTCGCCACGGTGTCGGCAGCAGACACGGCAGAGCTGGCAGAGGACGAAATGCCGTCCAGTGCCGCGCTGGCCGCGTCGCCTGCGGCTTCCCACTTGTCCATCAGGGCGTTGCCCCGGTTGGAGATGCTTTCGAGCTTTTGGCTCATTTCATCAATGAGCTGGAATCTCGCGGTCAAGTTTGCCATTCAGTCCTCACCTCCTTGCGGCTTCGGCTTGTATCCGGGCCTGCCGACGTTCTTCATCGACGACAAGCTCGGATGCGATGTAAAAAAGCTGTGTCCGGCGCGGCATGGCGTCATACTCTTCTGGGCGCAGGCCGTGACGCTGCCAGAGCGTGTGCGCCCAGTAGCCATCAGAGCCAGCCGCATTTATCAGTTTTTTGCAGCTTCCAGAGTGTCGTCCTCATCCGGGGCTTCGATCATGCCAAGGGCCTGCATGACGCGCTGGGCGACGTAGTCGTACTCACCGTGATGGCTGAAAACGTGCAGGGGCATTTCGGTGATGTCCACGCAGTTGTAGTAGCCCATCAGCTCCTTGTCGTCCAGCTTCGGATAGACCAGCGCGGCCACGATGATATGGCGCAGGGCGCGGGCGTTGTCGCGCTCGGTCTTCCAGACGACTTCGCCACCGTTGACCAGCGGGTTGCCCTTTTTGTCGGTGGCGATGCTGCGCTTGCGGTAGATGTTGTTGATCTTGTCGATCTCCTGCTGGGACAGCACCTTGACCTCAAATTCAAGGGTGTTGCCGTCGTCGTCCTTAAAGGATTCGGGGCCGGTAAAGGTGACGATCTGCTCCTCCTGCGGACGCATGAAGAATTTCAGACTTTTGTTTGCAGTAGCCATAATGTTAAAACCTCCATAAAAAGAAAAAGCCGCCCCTTTCAAACGTGATTCGTCAAAAGGGGCGGCTTTGCATTCAGTTTGTTGTTGTGATGTTTTCACAGCGGTAAAAATCGCCCTTTTTCACCGCTGTGGCGGCTTACAGGAAGTTGCGGGCATTAAAGGTCAGGCTGTCGGTGACGACATCGCCGTTGCTGTCCAGAGAGGTCAGCGGCATTGCACCAGTCGGGACGCAGCCGACAAAGGTACAGACGTCGTTGCCATACTTGTCGAAAAAGTCGGAATCGCCGTCACACATGATGCCCTGAATAGTGATTTCCGGGGTCTTGCCAGTGTCCTTATACTTCTTGATGACTTCCTTAATCCAAGGATTAGAGCGGTGGCGGGTCAGAGCGACGGTGATGTTGTAGCCCAGCCAGCGGGTGCTGTTCGACTTGTCGCCCAGCTGCTTGCCGCTCCAAGTATCGGGGGTGAAAACGCCGCTTGCGCTGACAGAATCACCAGCTTCGACACCGTCGATGATGATTTTACCATCGCGGATAGAAATCGGGCGCACGTTATATTCCATGGTTTACGCTCCTTTCCGTTTAGTGGGTGTGGACGGTGAAGAACAGCTTTTCTGCACTGTCCACAGGCTGTAGGTTGACATCGAAATAGGTCTTATCGCCATAGGACGCTTCACGGTCAACAAGGAAATCCGCGTCATAATCCACGTTGGTGATCGCGCCGACGTCCTCAAACTGCTTCAGGATGGACTTACCGACGCCCTCCATGATGTCCCAGCCGACAGAGCTGTTGGCATACTTGTTGGGCGGGAAGTTGAGCTGCACGGATTCCTGGAACGTGTCCATAACGCGGATGACACGGTTCTTGCGGTAGGTTTCATCCTTCGGCTGCTTAAAGCTGGTCAGGCTGTTGATGTCGTACTCGGCGATGATCTTGTTTTCCTCGGACACAGAGAAAGCAAAGTGTCCCTTGTTGATGGCGTCCACATATTCCTCGTGGGTCAGAGCCGGGTTCAGGCCAGTTGCGCCATCGACTGCCTTATAGGTCAGGCTTTCGGTGTAGGACGCGCCAGCGGTTGCGCCTGCCACCCATGCACAGGCTTCAGCAGCGGACAGGTTATCGTCGCCGATGGAGTAGCCATTCTCCACGGAGATAATGCCCTCATAGTCGGCCGCAAAGTGCGGGACGACTGCCTGCACACCACGGCCCATGTTCTCGCGCAGATACTTGATCTTCGTCTTGATGGCCGCCTGCAAGCTGCTGTCGGTGGTGGGAATGGCGACGGTGTTGAACTTGACGCCCTCCAGCGTGTCCAGAAATGCGGTGACGTCGGAGTTCTGCGGGGTGGCGTCCGTGCCGCCGGTGAGGTTCATCGCGGCGACGGCTGCCAGTGCGCCGGAACCAGTAAAGGTGACGTATTCACAGTTCTGGGCGATCAGGTCGTCCACGGTGGTCAGGCTCTCGTAGAACGCAACGGTGTTGCCCGCCAGACTGACGGTGACGTCAAAACCTGCCACCGGGTTGGCGGTGACGTTGACGGTCAGAGAGTTGCCGCGAGTGCCGCCATATTTGGCGGTGGCGGTCAGGGTGGGCGCGGATGCGTTCTTTGCGCTGGCTTTCGTGCCCTCCTTGACGATGTAGACCAGCACCTTGCTTGCGTTCTTGAACGCTTCGCGGATCAGCAGCATCTGGCGGTTGGCGTCGCTGTCGTAGACGCTAAAGCCCAGCTTGTCATAGGCTGTATCCGGGCCAGCGTTGGTCAGCTCGATGTAGGAGCCAGCAGGGCCGTAGGCGGGCTTCATCAGCGGGATGATGGTAGTACCGCGCTCACTGGTGCCGACGGTATCGGTGCGCTCGCTCTTGAAATTGATGTAGGTGCCGGGCCGGGTCTTTCCGGCCAGCTTGTCAAACTTACCACCAGCCATTATTTGACCTCCTTTGCGGCCCACTCGTCGATGCGGGCCTGCACGTCTTCTTTGGTGTACTCACCGTCGGGCAGGTCAGCGGTTGCGCCTGCAAAGACGCAGGACGACACGCCAAAGACTGCACGGCAGTTCTTGCGCAGGGATTCCAGCGGGAACTTCGCCGCTGCCTGTTCAGTGGTTGCTTTGGATGCCATACAAAACCTCCTGTTCTGCTTTCGCAGCATCATAAGACCTCTTGATCTGGGTTTCGATCTCGTAGGTCTGCATCATTGTTTCGGGTGCGTCTGCAAACGGCTTTCGGGCTGTCCAGTCGATTTGCAGCTGTACCGCGCTTTCGTCCACGGCCCGCAGGGTGGGGTCGCGGATGCGGATATACTTCCCTGTCGGCTTGCCGGATTCGTCGATCAGCGGGATTCTGTTGCGACGTTCCAGCAGGGCGTTCAGGGCTGTGTAGCCAAGCTCGTATGCGTCCTCTTTCGTGCGGTGAAAGAATTTGACGAAAAGGGAAAAATCCAGTGCGTAGGTGTTCAGCGTGTCGCCGCTGCTGCCGATCTCCGGCCGGGGAAAGTAGACCGCCGGGATGCGGAACTGTTCAGGCACGTTGTTGTAGTACGGCGCGGGGCTGCCGCTCTTTTCGGTCAGAAAACGCATGATGCTGGCTAAGTCCTGTTCCAGCATGAGTTCTCCTTTTTTGTGGGTTTCGTTCGGTCAGATGGCCCCAAAACTGGCATGATGGCAAAATGAAATCGACTTCCCGGTGCTGGAAAGTCGATTACTCGAAATATTCATCAAGCCAAGTTTGGAGCTTTGCGTCCAGCAGGTCGGGCATCATCTTGTCGAGGATGTGCAACGCGCTTTCCCAGTAGTGCTTGCCCTCGACCCAGTGCTGTTTCAGCACCATGCCGCCCTCTGCGGATGGGTCGTAAATGAAGCGGCCATCGTCCAGCCAGTAGCCGGGGACAAAGCGGTACTGTACGCCTTTGGGGTTCGTCCAGTGGCCGTCGTTGACGTAGGACGCATAATCGACGTTTGTGCCGACTTCAAGCGTCAGGTCGCCGTCGGAAAGCTCCCAGACGTTGCCCTGCTCCCCTTTCTCAAAGGACGCTAGCAGTTGGCGTGTGTCCATGACCTTTCGCCGGACAATTTCGTCTTGCAGGATGCGCAAGAACTCGTTGCCAAGGCCCTCCAAGAAAAGCTCCATTTCGCGCTTAAAATCCCCGGATGCGGCTTTGCCCATCTTCTGGAAAAAGGCGCGAAATTCGGAAACGTCCACGTTGACGGTCGCCATCACAAATACCTCTGCTGGCCCTTTGCGGTGACATAGACAAAAATGTGGTGGCCGTGGACGTCGTGCGGGATTTCCGCGATGTACTCATAGCCGTTCTTCTTGTCGATGATCTTATCGTTCAGGCGCACGTCCGTCCCGGTGGGCAGGGTCAGCTTGATGCGGGATTCCTTGACGTTGACCGGGGCGGTCTGGTTGATGGATGTGCTTTCGCTCTTGACGCCGAAATGACAGGCGACGCCGGGGACGTCCGGCTCTGCCGGGTAGGAAAAGGTCGGCTGTTTGTTCAGGCCATAGCCGGGGGAGCCTGTGTCTTTCTGCACATGGTAGATGTTGCACAGGTCGTTGAGAAATTGTTCAAATGCCATGTTGTGCCCCCTTACAGCCGCCGCATACGCATGGTGACTGTGCCGTTGGCTGCTGCCACGACGTAGTCGTCCAGCAGGGCGGCCAGATCGAGGTTGCGGACTTCGATGTCCGAATGATCGGCCGAATAGCTGTAATCGTCAAAGGTTTCGGATTTCAGCGTTTTAGAGGACGTCAGCGCGGCATTGTGGGCGTAGGCTTCGGCCAGCAGGATGCAGGCGGTCTTGACGCTCTCCGGCAGCTCGTCCATGTCCAGCAGCCCCTTGTTGTGGGTGTAGGTCAGGATGTACTGTTCAGCGCGGGAGATGTCCACGGTCAGCTTTGCGTCCGTCCGTGCGACGACTTCCGGCGTTTCGGAGTATTCACGCACCTGCTCCGGGGTTATCCAAGGACGTGCGGGCATGGGTCAGACCTCCCCAAAATCCGGCTCGGTGTCGTCGGCTTCTGCCGGGACGGTGACGGTCTCGGCGGCCAGCGTGTCAATCAGCTCGGCCTTTTTCGTGGTCTTCGTGACCTGGACGTCCATGTCATTTGCCAGACGCTTCAACTCGGCAAAGGACAGGCTTTCGAGGTAGGCCCGGTCAAGGGTGGCCGGGGTGCTGCCATCGTCGGCCTGCTCCCCTGCCGGGGTCAGCGGGATGGTGTCGGCGTCAGCGGGGGCGGCCGTGTCCTGTTCGGCCAGAACATCGACCAGATCAAAGTAGCCGCTGCGCAGGGCGGCGGCTTTGATGGCTTCATCTGCGGTAAAAACATCGGGTTCCTGCCGCGTGGCATTGACCACGCCAGTGTAGGACATAGCGTTTTTCAGTCTGAGGTGGTACGTCATTCTGTTCTCCTGCCTTTCGTATCAGCGGGGCCAGATCACTTAATGTTGGTGATGATGGCAGCCGCGTCCAGCTCCTCGATGATGGGGTCAAAGTCAAAGTGGACAACGTAGAAACGCTTGTCCTTCATAATGGCTTCCTTGCCCTCCACGGTCTTTCTGATCTTCATGCCGTAGGTGTTGACGACGATCAGGTTCTTCGGGTCGGTCAGAATGATCTTGTCATCAGGCAGGGACGGGCACTCGACGACAGGCACCTTTGCGGGGCTGTTGTAGATGGAATCAGGCACCGCGCCGCCCTTGTCGATGATCTGGTTCAGCAGGTGCAGCTCCCACTCCTGCGCACGATGGGGGGACATCAGCCAGCGCAGCTTGCCGTTGTTGTACTTGTTCGGCATAGCGTGCAGGGAGTTGTAGAACATATCCAGCGTCATGGAGTTGTTCGCGGTGGCGTCCACGACGTGTGCGCCCTCACGCAGCTGCTTAATCCAGCCGTCATTGACTTTCAGGAAGTCGGCGTCGCCGGCAGTGCCAAGGGCCACGGCATCAGTGCCAGTCCATGCGCCTGCGCTGTGGGCTGCGGTGAACTCGTAGACCTTGCCGTCGTTGGAAACGAGGTCGCCTTTCTGGTAGGCGGTGGACGCGCTGAAAGTCTTGACCTTTGCGAACTTCTCGTCGCCGTTCAGGTACAGGTCGAGCGCGTCAATGCCGGTCTGGGTGGTCATCATGTTGGTGATGATGTTCTCAAGGTTCTGGCCCTCGATGTTCTCGCGCAGAGTTTCCTCGGTGATTTCCCAAGGCAGACGAACAGGGGTGCAGGCGTACTTGATCGAGGTGGTGTTCACGCCTGCGCGGTAGCCGTCGTCGGTGTCCTCGGTCTTCTCACGCAGCAGGCGGGATGCAATGCCGATCTTGTCGATCTCGCCGGAACGTGCGGTGCGCATTTCGTGGCGAACAAGGCCGCCCAGCGTGGTGGCTTCAAAGGTCTGCTGAATGAACTTGCGGGCCTGCTCACTGGACAGGATGCCCGCGCCTGCGCTGGGGGTAAAGTCACCGGTGTTGATGGCGTTGCGGATGATGTCTTCAATGGAACGCGGCATATTGGTGTCCTCCTTTTTCACTTACAGGATGCCGTGCAGGTAGCATTCATCCTGCGCGGCGGACTTCTGGACAGTGCCGGATGCACCGTTCAGGTTGGTGGGGTTGGCGCGGCTGTTCAGCACTGCGCTGACGGACTTTGCGACGATGCCGTCGATCAGGTCGGACAGGTCGGCTTTGGTGAGCTGCTGCTCCTGCTTCTGTTCCGGCTCCTGCTGGCCCAGTGCCTTTTTGATGGCTGCATCAACGGCGTTCTGGACAAAGTCCGGGGTGATTTCCTCGTCCGCTGCCTTTGCGACGGCGGCCGGGGCCTGCTGCTCGGTCTGCTGCTGGCCCAGTGCCTTTGCAACGGCTTCCTGCACCAGCTTTTCGGCTTCGCTCTTGGTCATGGTTTTGCCCTCCTTAGTGGTTTTGGTGGTTTCGATGGATGTATCGTCGCCCGACGTTTTGTTGTCGGGGTCGTCGGTTTTGTTATCGGACGCGGCAGAATCGTTGCCAGCAGCGGCCTTTTTGTTATCGTCCGCTGCCTGCTTCTTGTCCTCGTCCTTGCCCTTGTCGGCCTGCTGGTCGTCCTCGGCCGTGCCAGTATCGCCGCCGGGTTTATCCTTGTCGGGGTCTGCATCGACGGACGCAAGGAACGTGCCCAGACTGTCATACAAGCCCTGCAAGGCTTCCCGGTTCTTTGCGCTCAGGCTGCGGCCGGCCTTTTCGATGCGGCCCAGCTCCGGGGTGGGCTTGCATTCGAACAGGGATTTGGTCAGGGGCTTTTCGCTGCTTGCATCGGTCAGCAGGTTGGTGATGATCGTGCCGAACTCTTCCAGCGCGGCCTTGATGGTGTCTTCGTCGGTCTGGTAGGTGTAGGCCCCGGTGTAGCTGTTGTAGCTGTACAGGGCACTGCGCAGAGCGTCAAAGGCGTTCCAAAAGCTGCTGCTCGTGTTCGACTGCTTGAAATTGTCAGTGACCGCGCCCTTTTCGACGCGGCCCTGTGCTTTGGTTACAGATGCGCTACTCAAATCGGTGTCCTCCTGTGCGTATACGCCAAGGCCGCCCATCGAAAGCCCGGTGATTTCGCCGTTCTGGATGGACTGCCAAAGGCTGTCGTCATTGATTTCTACGGTCATCAGCCAAGTGCCCTCTTTGACGGTTTCGCCGCCGATGTCGCAGTCAGATTTTGCAATCCAGCTTTCGACAACAGCGGTTCCCTCTTCGGACACAAAGTTGTGCTGCAAATCGACCTTGTTGCCGTTTTTGGCAAACCAAAAGGCTGCCTTTGCGATTTCGTCGGCGGTCATATAGTTGCCGTGGGCGTCCTCGGTCATAGGTTCGTAGACGATGCCAGTCACAAAATGGCGGTTGTCGTCGGACTTGATGATTCTGCCATAGGTGGTAAAGGCCGCCTTGCCGTCCTCGTTTTTGACGATAAGAAAAGGCCGCTTGTTGGCGGCCTTATCGACAAGGGACACGAAAGAGATTCGCGCGTCTGTGATTTCTTTTGCCTTGTTTACAGGTTTTGCCATGTGCTCACCTCCTTTTCCTGTTTTCGGGCAATATAAAAAGCAGCGTTGCCGCTGCTCTTTATCAGGTATTGGGTTCAGCCGGGGGTTCGGTTGCTTCGTCCGACATTGCGGCGGGCGGGATGATGGTCACATTCGGGTTGTCCAGAATGGCCTTGACCTCGGCCAGATCGGTGCCATGTAAAAGTTCCAGCTCCAACGTGGGGACTTCATCGACAGCATGGTGCAGGGTGTAAGACCTGATTATGCCGGAAAGCTCCATGCTGTCCAGCTTGATACTGGGATGACCTACGCGGGCTTCATCAATGGTTACGATCATGTTATTCATCCTCAATTCCGGCTTTCGCCTTATTTCGTGCGTCCAGCTCGGCTTCCCATTCGTCGTCCATGTCATCAATAGCCTGCTGTTGGAGCTTTTTCCGCTCTTCCAAGGGCAGGCCCAGAATGTCCTCCGAAACAATAGGCTGCTGGATGCAGTGGCAGTTGATGCGTTCGCCTGCGGGCAGGATAACGTCACGCGGGTACATGGGATGGTAGACGATGCCGTCGGCTCCAATCAGCTCAAAAGGCTGGTCTTTGGCGACGATCTGGCCGTCCATGTCGATATGATTTTGCCGGGGTTCGTTGCGGTAGTTTCCGGTGTGCATCCAGCCTTTGCTTTCAACAGCCGGGGACTGCATAAAGGCTTCCTGCTGGGCTACGCTGTGCGCCCCCAGAATTTCAGTGACCGCCACCCGGCGGGCGCGGTAGTGGGATGTCCAGTATTCTCCTTTGCCCTCTTTTTCCATGCTGGAGTTTATGAGGTCAACGCAAAACTGGGAGATGTTTCCGCCGTTGCTGATTTCCTTTTTGAGCATGGCTTCCAGCTGGTCTTTGCTGGTCGTCCTCATAAGGCCTGCCAGCTCGCCGCTCCAGTTTTCAATCCATGCGGTCGTGCGCTTTGATACCCGGTCGAGTTTCAAGCTCTTGTCGGTCTGCTTCAGGTAGTAGGCCGCGTATTCGGGCAGGAACTTGGACAGGCGGGCAGCAAAGGCTTTGCTCAATTTGGCGGTTGCAGGGGTGGCAGCAGTTACAGCCGGGAGTTTCTTTTCAAACTCATCCAGGCTGCCAGCCGCTTTAGCTTCTCGAACAAAGTAGTCCGTTTCCTCGGTGAGTATGTCGGCCACGTCGTCCTCAATATCTTGCGCGTATTGGAGCGTTTTCTTTGGTTTCGCATAGCCTTCCTTTCCCAGCTGCTTAGACAGGTCATTGTCGGCCTTGCGGATATAGGCGTCAATGGCCTTTGTTATGCGGTCGCAGTAGCACGGACGGATAACAAGACGCTGTTTCACTGTTCGCCCTCCTGCTGCTGTTTGAGATCGACCAGCAGCTTCCGAACTTCTTTCATCACGGCGTAGACCTGCGCGTCCTCCGGGCGACTGGCCGCTTTCTGGATTTTGCCATCAATGGCCATCGTGAGTGCGCCAAGGTCAAAGCCGCCGCTGCTGGGGCTGTTGGTGATGGACAGCGGGACGTTGCCCCATTCTTCGTCGTAGTCGTCGGAATCCTCGCCAAGATACTTGTAGAGGATTTCTTTCGCCTTGTTGGGGGTGACGCCGCCTGCGGCTGTTGCGGCGGTCAGCAGCTTTGTGATGTCGTCCGGGTTGGAGATGTTCGGCTCCAAGAAATAAGCTTCGACGTACTTAAAACCGTAGGCGTTCAGCAGCCGGTTATTGATGGCCCATGCAAGGCTCTTGCGCTCCGGCTGGAAAACCTGCTTCTCCGTGACCTCCTGCGCGGTCTGCGCGGTGGCACGGTTGAAGTCGGTCGTGTACCCGGTGTACAGGTCGGGCAGCAGGAAAGACGACTGTACCTTTTTGCGGTTGTTGTCCATGTAGGACTGGAACAGTTCATCTTTTTGCAGGATGGACGCCAGATCCTTGACCTCAATTTTCGGCTTCTCAGTTTCGTCAAAGTCGGTCTTGCTGTCGGTGGATTCGGTTTCAAGGACAATAAAGGCGTGTTGCCCTGCTTCGCCCTTGATGTCGTCCATGTACTTCGTGAGCTTGTCATAGCTCTCGTCGGTCAGTGTGCCACCCTGAATCATAATCATCAGGGGCGTATGCCGGCCGTTGATGAAGTAGTTATTATTGAGCCGTTCGGCGCGGCGGCTGCCATCGACGCCCAAGACCTGCCCTATCCAGCGCACTTCGCCGTAGGGCTGGATGCCGATAGAGAAGTCCAGGATCTCGTTCGCTTCATAGGAAAGGTCGAGGGCTTCGCCATCTTCGAGGTAACGGCCATCGCGCCAGTCCATGCGGCGCGGGTCGCCGAACTCTTTGAAATAGACGGTCTTGCCGCCAAGCTGCTGCCGGAACTTGCGAAACTTCTTCTTGCGCTGCACAGCCTCGCCGCGGTTGAAGTAGGTGGTTTCGATACGCGGCTCCAGCGGGACGGTCATTCGGATGGATGGCGTATCATGCAGAAATTCGATCTGCTGCACTTCGCCATTCATGTTGCGAATGACTTCCAGATAGGCCACGCCGTAGGTTTCGCGGGCTTCAATGAGATCTTCAAAGACCTCCTTTGTGTCCTGCTCGGTGTTCAGCAGCTCGATGATCTGGGCCATGCGATTATATTCCGCATTGGCTTCATCACTCTCTTTGACGTCCTCAGCATAGCGGACGCCGATGCCAAAGCCTGCAATGTTGTCTTTGTAGGCGCGGATGCACTGCGGCAGGATGGTCGATTCCCGGACAAGATCATGCAAGCCAGCCAGCTCATAGGGCGGCTCAATCCAGTCGCCCGCGTTAAAGGCTTCCTGCTCCGTGACCTGCGTCGTGGTGTCGGCCTTTTTGATGGGCTGCAAGGGTGGCGTGTAGTTCTTGCCCTTGATGATGCGGGCCTGCATGGGCCGGGAGTTCTTTTTCGTTGACAATGGGGTTTACTCCTTTCTTCCTGTGCCCTTTGGCGGGTGGGCCTTTGAGGGCTTGACGGGCAGGCACAAAAGCAGGACGCAGTCAGCTTCATCCGGGGACGGCTGACCTCTGGCCTTGACGTCCTTTTTGCTTTCGATTTTGACCTTGCTTTTCTCCGTGATGCCGTATTTGCGGGTGGAGAGCTGCGCAGCCAAGTCTGCATCGTCGGGCAGGATAAGTTCGACAGGCTTTTCGTTGCCGTCGTCGTCAATGGTTTGGAGTAGCTTTTTAACAATGGCCATCATGTAGGTGGTCGTGTCGTGATAGTATTTGTGTTTGATGATCTGGCCGAATTTCACCGGGACGATGGAGAGCCACCAGAAACGGTCAGGGTCAGAGCGTTTTATCTGGCGCAGGTTGTCGGTCACGCCACCGCCGACGCCGCCGTCGTCGATTTTGACCGGGATAGCGGTTTCGAGGTGGTATTTGTCAACAAGCTTGCATCCCAGCAGGGCTATTTCATGCGCGGTTCGCACGGTGTCCTGTCCCTGTATCTTCTGGTGGAAATAGATCTTCTCGTCGATCTTGTAGCCGATGACGGTTTTATCATCGCCGAATCGGGCGACATCGCAGCCGATATGCACGGATAACGGCTTTTCCGGCTCTTTCCAGTCGGTGTTGATGGACTTCTCGACCATCGACAGCGGGATAAAGACGTCCTTTTCAGACTTCGGAAAATCCCCGGCGACGCGGACGCGGAAAACGTCGGAATCCTCGCCGTACATGGTGCGGATGCGGTCTATATACTCCTGCGACACGCGGGGGCTGTTTCGGTCGTCAACGTGGATGGTGTGATATTCGGCCCGGTTCTTATGGAACGCATCATAGAAAAAGCCTTGCAGCTGTGTGGGGTTTCCGCACATCAGCAGCCGCGCTCCCTCTGTGGACAGTGCGCCCAATACAGGCTCAAAGACCTTGTCGTCCACGCCGGATGCTTCGTCGATGATGAACAGCAGGCTTTCGGAGTGGAAGCCTTGCAGGGCGTCCGGGGTGTTTGACGTTCGGGCAACGGCAAACCATTCTTCTTTTGCCCCGGCCATGTAGACGCGCTCCTGTGTCCAGATGATCTCCCGCTGCAATGCGGGGTTGCTGCGCAGCCATTTTGACACCTCGGCCCAGAGGATGTCATACAGCTGGTGCTGTGTGGGGGCTGTGCAGGGGATTTTCGGATAGGGCCGGGTGCAGATAAACCAGATAATCGCCCACGCCTGCACCGCGCTCTTGCCGATGCCGTGTCCAGACCGAACGGCGGTCATGGGGTTGGCGGCCAGACTTCGCAGGATTTTGGCCTGCTCCGTGTCCGGCTTTGCTCCTATGACGTCCTCGACAAACTCGACCGGGTGGTCAGCGTAGAACAGAACAGCGTCACTCGTCATGTGGGGTTTCACCGTCCATTCTGCGCTGATAGGCTTCTTCGATGGTCTGCATCAGGGTGGGCGCGGCTGTGGCGTCCTCCTGCGGGGCCTTTTCCAGTACGAGGTTGTTTTCGACTTCAAGGGCCAGCTTCAGCATTTCCTTGATGTCGCGGGGCGTCATATCCTCCGGGGCCAACAGGTTCAGCGCGTTCAGTGCCTTTAGTTGGAGCTGGGCAGCTATTTGCAGGTGCGTTTTGCGGATGTTGGCTGCTTCTACGGCGGCCTTTTTGCGGGCTTCTTCGTCGATGCTGTTATCGTAGGCCCGACAGCGGGCGGCCCAGTTGTGGCCCTTGTGCCAGCGGTCGATTAAGCTCCGATTCTTGCCGCACTCCCTTACCACCGCCGCGACGGTGCGGTTTTTGCCCATGTCCCGGTAGATGGAGAACGCAGCATAGGCCGGGTCACTCTCTTTCGGCTGCTGCTCCCAGACCTTTGTTTTGACCTGTTTTTCCATGGCATTCTCCTTACAGGGTCATGCAGGGAGAAACAGCCCGGTCATGCCGACGCGGTGACGGTATCGACGATGATCCTCACGACAGCATCTTCGCTGTGCTCCTTGATGTAGGCTTTCAGGGGCTTTTCGTCGGCTGCATCAAAGGTCAGGCTAAGCAGGAAAGATTCTTCCGGCTCCTCGGTGGGTTCTTCTTCGTCGGGTGCGGTCACGTCGTCAAAGTAGGATTTGAGTTCATCCCTCAAAACGTCGATTTCCGGGAGTGTGAAACCAGTGTCGGTCGCTTCTTCGCCCAGCTCGTTGAGGATGACGGAAAGTTTATCGTCGTCCCATTCGCCGGTGATTTTGTTCAGGGCGACGTTCAGCTCTTTTTCCTGGATGTCGTCCAGATCGACGACGGAAACGGTGACTTCGGTTTCGCCCTGCGCTTCAAGGACGGTCAAACGCTGGTGGCCGGAAACAACGGTATTGGTGCGGCGGTTCCAAACGATAGGCTGTACCAGACCGTGACGCTTCAAGCTGCGCTCGATGGCCTGATATTCTTCATCTTCGGGTTGGAGATCGACGCGGGGGTTATAGGCGGCGCGGTTCATGTCCGCGATGCGCTTTACTTCAAATTCCATGCGTTAGTCCTCCCCTCTGATTTTTTCCATGATGGCAGCGGCGAGGGTTTCGCGGGCGTCGTCCTGTTCGAGGTATGCGTCCACGGCGTCCTTGTACTGTGCCGGGATGGAAAAGATCATTGAGAATGTGGCGTCGGCAGGGGTTTCTTCTTCCTGCTCGTTGTCCGGCTGCGGTTCAGGCGGTGAATAATCGAGGATGTCGGCCAGACGGTTTTGGTACTGGTCGATCAGTCCTTGCAGCTCGTAGTCCTCAAAGCCTGTGATGGAAACGTCGCCGCGTTCGGAAAGCTCCTGCATCAAGGGGGCCAGCTTTTCATTATCCCAGCGGCCTTTGGCGCGGTTGAGGATGACGTTCAGCTTCTTTTCCTCTTTGAGGGGTTCGTTTATGACGACAACGTCGGTTTCGGCTTCGCCCATATCGCGCAGGGCCTTGATTCTCTGGTGGCCGCCCACGATGTGCCCGGTTCTTTCGTTCCAGATGATAGGCTCGACCATGCCAAAGGTTTCAAGGCTCTGTTTGATCTTCAGGTATGTGGGGTCGTCCGGCTGTAAGTCTTTGCGGGGGTTGTAGTCTGCCGGGTTAAGATCGGCAAGCTGCATTCTCCTGATATTCATTGCCATGTTCTGTTACCTCCCGGCGGGTGAAGAAATAGAAGAACGGCGTATCTGCCAGAGCAAGGCAGGCTTTAAGCAGATACTGACCGATCATCATGCCGATAAGGTTCATGCGGCCCTCCGGGGTAAATGCCCAGCCAAGGCCCAGACCAAAACTGATAAAGGCGTAAATGGCGGTGTCGATGATCTGGCTTGTGCAGGTGGAGCCGTTGTTCCAAATCCAGCGACCGCCCTTGACGTCGCCGTGCTTGCGGATGTAGGCATCGCGGATTTTGTGGAACACAAAGACGTCCCAGCTCTGGGATGCGTAGTAGGCGCACAGGCTGCCGATGACGAAAACCCAGTTCTGGCCTAAAAGCGTCTGGTATGCGCCATCAATAACAGGGTCTACTGCTCTGCACCAGCCTGTAAGGATAATTGCGATGGTTGCGAAAATCTGGCCTACAAAGCCAAAGAAAACCATGCTCTGCGCTTTCTTGCGGCCCCAGATTTCGCCGACGATGTCGGTACACAGGAACGTGACAGCGTAGGTGATCGCGCCGCCGGATGTGGACAGGGTGATGGGGCCAAGGTGGATGCCGGTGGTAATGGTGCGGCTGCCGACGACGTTCGCAATGACGATGGAGATCACGAACAGGGTCAGCAGGATGGAATAGTTCTTGTCGTTTTTTTTCATTGTGCTTCTCCTTTTGGTTCAGTCCTGCGGGCCGCAGGTGCGGGCATACAGGTCTTTGCAGATGGTCGCGCAAAGGCTGGCGTTTGTGGTATATACCAGCTTTTTGCCTGTCGGCTCGATGCCACGGGCCAGCATCATAGCCTTTACCTGTGCTTCGCGCTCGTTGTACAGGCTGCGCTTAAAATTGCGGATGTGTTCTTTTTTGATGCCATCGTTGAAATATCCGTACTTCACGCCGGACAGCCAGCTCGTGCTATCGGCCGATGTGCAGAAATTGTTCTCGCGGATGATTTTGAAGTCGGTGCAGCCAAGCAAATGGATGTCGATCTCCGGCTTCTTGTTTTTGATGTAGTGGGTGATGTAGCGTATATCCTGCTTTGTGGGTTGCGGGCTTTACAATGCGCCATTCCGGGACGCTGACGGCGATGTAATCGGCAAATTCGATCAGGCGGTCAAGGCCTTTCAAGCCGTCCTCAAAATGAAAGACGTTGATTTGCTTGTTTTCGGGCAGAAGATCTCTCATGCGCTGACGGAAATACCACGCTTCTTCCGGGCCAAGGACTTTCTGACAGTCGATCTCGACGCAGGATGCGGTGATGTGGTTCTGCTTGACAAAGGCAATGAGCTTGTCCTGCCATTCGGTCAGGGTCGAGATGGTCTGCTGCTGGCCCTTGCTGGCACCAAACATCAGGGTGAACAGGCCCGAATCCTGAATGACGTGTTTCTGCTGCTTCTGCTGTTCCAGAATAATATCATCTTCCGGCAGCCTGAAATCATCGTCGGGCTTCTTGTTGACGATGTAGTTATAGCAGCTGTACAGGCGGTAGCGGGTATCTGCCGCAACAAGGGCGCAAAAGTTTTCCTTGCTGCCATCGCTTCCGGCAAAATGAACTTTGACGTTACTCCCTAACATAGACGCCACCTCCCTGCCCGTCTTCCTGTACGGTGACTTCCGCACAGCCGAAAGTATCGGCAATCAGTTTTGCGATCATCTCGCAGGACATAGAGCCAAAGGCCATGTGCCCGTTTTCGTCGCCGAAACGGTCGGATAGAAAATGGTGGATGCGGTTCTGCGTCTGGATGATCTCCAAATCGCGGTCGTCATGCGTGACAGGGATTTTTGCGGTAATGCCGAACACATGGCGGTGGACGCTGCGCAGATATGCCAGCTCCGCCGGGGCGTCCGGCCAGTTATGAAAACCAGGAACGTCCACTTTGCAAATGATGTAGTACACAGTTCTTTCCTCCTTTCAGGTTTATTTTGCCCTTTTGCGCTGGCCCATCCCGATTTCTGCGCAAAAAAGAACCACCCGGCCGCTGCTGCGGTCAGGTGGTAGGGCAGAGAAAAGAATGAGTGCGCTATTCTCTTTGCATCCGGCGTCTGGGAGTGTCGGAAGCTCCCTTTCGCTTTTCGCATTGTGATAGTATCACAGATTTGTATGCGCAATCTACCTCATTTATACTCATTTACACTCATTTATGGTACATTTTCTGTGTTTTCTAGGGTCAAAATGGCTTTTTTGTGGATGCGGTGGACAGCTTCGATGTATTTTCGGTCGTCGCTGCCGTAAAGCGTGAGGGCAACGGCGTTCCATTTTTTCGGCCGGCAGGTGTCCTCACTTTCGGCGTCCATGTACCGCAGGCGCAGGACTTCGCGCTGTAAGCCGTCGGGGATGGAATCGACCATGCTTTCCAGCTTGGCCATCTTGTCGGCATTGGCTTTCAAAAGCGGCTGAATCTTCTTTTCGTATTCGAGGTAGCGTTCGACCGCGGCTTCCATCTTATGACTGTTCCCGGCCGTGTGTGCGCTGCCGTCGCTTTCGGGTATACCTGTTAGGCCCCCGGCGGCGTCCCGCATATCATTCAAGCGGGCAAGCCGATTTTTATTTTCCATTGCCATCGGCAGGTATTCGGAAAGCCGATCTTTCGCTGACTGCTGCACTTGCATTTCCTCCGCTCAAATGGTATAATAACGGTTGTCCGGCGCCGTTCATTCTTAGGCCATTTGAGGTTTGAGGGTGGGCGGCTCTTTTTATGCCCAAAAGCTGCCCGATGGGGGTTATTCGTCGTCGCCGTCGTCGTCCGGCCTGAAAGTGTGGATGTCGATCAGTGCGCCGCTCCCCTGCCCGATCTGCTGCGCGGGGTTCATGGTGGTCTGCTGGGGGCCGCCTGCGGGCGGGTTGTCGTACATAGAGGTCTGGTTGGTCTGCATATAGACCAGCACATAGCGGCCAAGGTCTTTGTCCCAGACAAGGGCCATGCCGGTATCGGCCTTGCCGTCGTCGGTGTCCTTTATGGGCACGGTGGTCGTGATCTTGTACTTCAGGACAGGCTTTTTCTCCGGGCCGTCGGTGTCGCCCAGCTCTGCATCGCCATCGGTAAAGACGTCCTCGTTGGTGACGGTGATGTTCAGGGCAATCTGGCCCTCGTCCATTTTGGACTTCTCCATCTTCTTCAAAAGCCGCTGCAAGGCCACGTCAAAGGCTTCGCGGACTGTGTTAAAGGCCGGGGACGTGATGGACATTTCTTCATAGTTGGTGATGGCCATTGTGATGCTCCTTTCAAAGATCGCCGAAAGTTTCGGCTTCCTGTTCGCGCCGGATAAGCTCTTCTGCATGGCTGTCCAGCTCGTCGTGCTTTTTGTGGGCTTGCCCGTATTTGCGGAAAAAATAGCCCATGGCAAATGCTAAGATGTAGTATAAAATCTTCATGGTTCCAGCTCGCTCAATCTGACAAGCACTTGAGGGGTCTCCCCGTATCGCTTTTCGACCAGCAGGCGGCAGACCTGCGCATCGTCGTCGTAGGCGATTTTATTCAGAGAGTCCAAAACGATTTTCGCCAGATTATCAACGTCTGGCTTCTTCTGGCAAAGGGTCTTGATGTCAAGCATCAAGGCTCTTTTCTTTTTTGAGGTGGATTTCGGGACGGATGAATAGCTGACGATTTCGGCCTGTATGGGGCCGGAAAGCCGCAATCCTCTGGCGGCCTGCTGGTAATAGAGCCGCACCAGATTTTCATACATGACCGTTTCCTTTGGGGTGTAGGTGCTGGCATGGCCCGCGATTTGGACGGTGCGCGGGCGGGCCTTGCCTTTCGGCTCTCCGGGGACAGCGAAAGCAATAATCATGCCTGCTGCCCCTCTGCCGGGGCGTAGAGGGCTTCAAAGTTGCGCTTCGTGTAGACTGCCACGTTGCCGTCCCGCATCCGAACGAGGTAGTCGCCGGGGCGGGCGGTCATGCGTTCGCGCAGCTTGCGGTTCTGGATGATGGACGTCAGACCATCAAAGCGGACTGCGCCGTCCCGGATGGTGGTATTCTCGAACAGGCGGGTGCCGATGCGGTCACGCACCCATTTCGGGGAATCGGTGGCGTAGTCTTTGGTGAGCTGGTAGGCGTCAACCGTGGCGGTCAGGGGCTTATACTTCATTGGGGGTGTCCTCCTTTTTCGTGTCCGTTGCGTGGATGCAATAGACGGTCGAACGGCCAGTTTTGCCGGCCTTTTTGGTGTGCTGGCCGACGTCATAGCCGTTGTCTGACAGGATGGCCGCGATGGTGCGGCGGTCTTCCTTGCTGAATATGCGGAGTTCAATATCGTACTTCATACGGATTCTCCTTTATGTGTTGAGGAAAGCGAGATCGTCGCGGCAGCTTTTCATCATGGCTTCGCGGCGGCGGTCTTTGCCGTTGACTTCCACCGGGATGCAGACTTCTTGCAGGCGGCTGAAAACGCGGCGGCGTTCGATGGTGTCGGGGTTTGCAAATTCGGACGGTGTGATGTTGGACGTGACGATCAGGGGCTTTTGAGCGGCGCAGCGGTTGTCAATGACCGTGAACACGATCTCCTGCATGAAAGAGGTGTCGCGCTCGGCGTTGAGGTCGTCCAGAATCAGCAGGTCAACGGCGTTCAGGTCGTCGTAGATGGATTCTTTGTCGAACGTCCCTTGCAGGCGATTGGCGATGTCGGCAAAGGTGGACACCTTGACGGTGTAGCCTTTATCCAGCAGAGCGTTTGCGATGCAGCAGGCCAAAAAGGTTTTGCCAGTGCCGCACGGCCCGATGAAAAACAAGCCGCGCCCCTTTTCCTGCATTTCGGTGAAGTGTCGGACATAGCCCTGCGCCGCGTTGGTGGCCGCTGTGTTTGCGCGGTCGTCGGTGTCAAAGGTGTATGCTGCCTTTCGGTCGTTGGCTCCAAAACAGGCCGCTTTGCGCCGTGCTGTGAGCATTTCCCGCTCGGATTCCCGACGTTTCTGCTGTTCGGCGTCGTGGGCTGCCCGTTGGCAGTCGCACATCACCGGGACAAGGCCCAGATCAAAGGCGGCGTTGTGGAAATGGTACTGCTTCGGGGTATGGCACTTGCCGCACATCAAAAGCCCAGTTTTGGGGTCTTTGTAGTCGTCCGGGGCGACGCTCTGGGCGGCCTGCGCCTGCTGCACGACCTGGTTCAATGCGGATTCGATGCTCATATCAGTTCATGCCAAACGCCGCGTACAGGCTGGGTTCTTCCTGTTGGTCAGCGGGCGCGGCGGGCGTACCTCCTTTTCGTTTGCTCTGGAAGTGCTTTTGATCTGCCCGGAATCCGGCCAGCGTGGTGATACCTGCGGAAAGACAGCGGCGCAAGATGCCCTCGGCGTATGTCCAGTTCGGGGCGTTCTGCATGGCGGCTTCATCCATAGCGGCGCAGATCATGTCAGGCTCGACGCCCTTTGACAGCCACCACGTCCGCATAGCGTCGAACACGGCGCGTTTGATCGGGCCGATGTTCTGTTCGTAGGATGCTACCATGCGGCTCATGGTTTCTTCTTCGTCCGTCTTCTGGTGGGCGGTGATGGCGGCGGGCTGTGCAGGGGCCGCCGGGGAAAGAGTGCCCGCCGCCGCAGGCTGCGGGGCGGGTTCTTTCTGGCCGTTGATGGTGCGTTCGAGCGTGGACAGGATATAGACCCGGTATTCGTCGGTCTTGATGTACTGGGCCACGGCGCGGACGGCCGAAACCATTTTCGGGCTTTTCGTCCAGTTGTACTTGTGCCAGTTCAGGATCAGGAGTTCTTTTTTCTGCCAGTTGTAGCGGATGACATCATGCGTCTGCTCCATGCGGCGCAGCAGCTTTTTGACCGATTCTTCGTTGTAGCCAAGCTCCTGCGCCATCTGGCTGGAGCTGATCTCGTAGCATCCGCAGATATTGGTGTGAGGGTTGGTCAGCAGGTAGATGTAGAAATACTTGTCCTCCGGCGAAAAGTCATCACAGACTTTCGTGTCGCTCCAAAAGGATATGTATATCTGTCTGTATGTTGCCATCGTGCGCCCTCCTTAGAACGGCAGATCATCGTCGTCGCCCTCGATGATTCGCATTTCGTCCTCGGTGTACTGGCGGGCAGGCTGGGTGCTTTCGGGCTGCTGGGCGGGTTGTGCAGGTGCAGCAGCGCGGGGCGCGGGCGGGGCGGCCTGCTGCTGCGGTTCCGGCTGGGGCGGTTCAGTGGCTGCCGGTGGCTGCTCTGCCGGTGTGGGGCCTGCGCTCCAAACGGCGTTAATGGCCTGTTGCAGCCAGCGCAGTTGTGTTTTGCCGGATGGGGTGACGTCCTCGGCGTCGAGCTGGTAATAGGTTTTGCCGTTGTATTCGTGCGGCTCGACCTTTTTGCCGCTGGCAATGACATTATCGCCCTTGTGGAGCATATCATCCCAGAGGTTAACGTCCACGCGCCAGATATTGACGTCAATGAATTTTCCAAGCCACTTCCCTGCTTCGTTCTTTTCGCTGTCATAGCGGATGTTCAGCTTCATCAGGTAGCTGCCATTCTGGAGCCGCTTAAATTCCGGCTCTTTGGCAAGCTCACCATAAACAAGGACGCCTGTTTTACTTGTGCAGATCATTTTTCCTGTCCTTCCTGCATATCGCTGCTTTCAGGGCCAGCGTTTTCGAGAGCTGCCAGCGGGTCGGTTTCATCGTTTGGGGTGGCGTCGATGATTTCGACGTCGGGCCGCGCCGGGGCTTTCGGCTTGCGCGGGCGGCGGTTAAAGGTCGGCTCGGTCTGTCTGCCCTGCGGCAGGCTGTCCGGCTCCTCTACGCCCTGCTCCTCTGCTGCATACATCGCGCCAAGGTCGGTCGGGAACGCTTCGCGGAGAGCTTGCACCATTGCAACTTTGCGAATCATGGTCGCAGGTTTGGTGCTCCACTGCTGGTTGACCTCGCCGTTGCCCTTTTTGCCAAGGTATTCAGAGAGGGCACATTCAGAGTAGTTCGGGAACTGACGGTCGGTGCGGTAGACTTTGGCCCAGCCGCCGATCAGCTTTTCACCAAAATCTTCATAGACCGCGCTGCCCTCGCGGTACTCGATTTGGTTATTGTTGGAGTTGTGGACGACAATGCCGCTTTCAATGCCTGCAAAGTGCTGGTTTCGCTCGGCCCGCTTCATAAAAGATTCCTTGCCCGGAACCATCGTTGCAGGCTTATCGCCGTACTTGATAAGATAGACCTCTTTCAGCCAAGGGTTCAGGTGGTTGAAGCGGCACAGGTTCAAGTACATCATGACTTCCTGATCTGTGACCTTGTCGGCGTCGCCGTTGACCAGATACGTCTTGATAAGTTCCGGCGAAAGCTCGATTTCTTCGCCGCCTGCTTCATACTTGACAGGCTCAGACGGTGCGACGGTTGCAAGGGCGGCTTCCTGCTGGCGGGTGGTGGGAGCTGCATAGCCACCGGCTCTGGAAGTTGCGACGGGTGCGCCACGCGGCGCGGTGTTTTGGGGCTGCCCCGGTACGGAAAATCCCATAACATTGACCTCCTGTTAGATCAGTTTGTATTCAAGGCCGATTTTGTTCAGAGCTTCGATCAGCTCACGGCCCTGCTCGGCGGTATAGCGGACGTGAAGAGTGCGCTCAAAGATTTTGGGCTGCTGCGCAGGTTCTTCGACTGGGGCGGCCTGTTCAGGCCGCGCGGCGCGGAGAGAGGAAAAATCCAGACGGCCGTTGTCGTCGATGATCTTCGACATTTCGACGTTCTGGGCAGCCTGCGCCTTGATTTCAAGGTCTTCGGCGGTGGGACGCTGGATAACAGGCGCAGCGCGGCGGGTGGCTTCTTCGGCGGCTTTGGCCTGTGCTGCCTGCTCCTGCTGGGCCTTGAAGTCGCGGAACTCCTTGCGCTCGGCGCGGGCTTCTTTCATAGACAGGTTTTTGAGGTAGGCCCGCTTTACGGCTTCGTATTCCTCGCCTGGTTCGCAGTCGTCGGCCAGATCATCCAGTTCCAGCCGCTTTTCCTCGATGATGGTTTTTAGCTCCTTTTCGGCGGTGCCGAAAGCGTAGGTCTTGTTGAGCCAGCGTTCATTAAAAATCTTCTCAAACGGTACGAGAACAGCCAGCGAACCAGCGGCGGCGGTGTAAACGTGATAGAGGTCGTTCTTTTTGGCCTGCTTCAGTGCATCCTCATAAGATTTGACCTGTACGTCGATTTCCCCGGACGTTTTCTTGATTTTTTGCCGCAGGTCTTTGGTCACGGTTTCCAGTTCGGCCAGCGGGCCAAGGTAAACGTCTTTCGTGGCCGTGAAAGCCTTTGCCAGCTGTTTTTCCAGCGCGTTGAGCTTTGCCCGGTCTTTCTTCGCGTCGTCGATCATGTCATCGGTGTAGACGATGCCGACGTACTTTTCAACGGCATCATTGACATAGGCTTCAACGGCTTCTTTGTTCCAGACCAGCGGCGGGATGATGGGTTTCTGAATCTGGACGGTAAGTTCTTCCATGTTCATACCTCCTGTGGATGGTTCAGCAGGCTTTCGCCTGTTGGCTTGCAGGCTGCGAAACGAAAATCCCGATGTCCAGCGGCTTTTGCTCACGGATAGCCTGCATGAGCTGGGCGTCCGTTTCGATGCCATATTCGCGCTTGAGGATGTCGCGCAAAATGTCTTTAAGCTCCATTCTGGCACTTCCTCTCAAGCAGCAGCCGCATATCGCTTGCGTCCCGTGAGATGTTTTCGATAAAAGCGACTATCTTTCGGAGCTGGTCACGTTCCTGCTGGCTGATTTTGCCGTCAATGGCGATCTTCAGGACAGCGTTCTGCATGGCCTGAATGTCGTTGCCGTTGGTGTGTGTCAGGAAGTTGACGGCCACGCTTTCAATGCTCCTGACCTCGCAGGTCATGGCGCTGCCGACGTGCTTTCCGATGGGGCAGTCGTTTTTGCAGTAGTGGGTTTCCATTTCGGGCATACCGTAGAGGTCAGCCATCGCGCAAACAATATCCTGGGGCACGTTGGCGGTATCGACCTCATAGTTGCGCAGTGCGCTTTCCGAAATGTTCAGACGGGACGCCGCTCCAAGGCGGCTGCTCAGTGCGTCGTTGTGTTCCGACGCTTTTTTCCGACACAAAAAGTAATAGTTGTCATTGCCTTTGCTGCACTCATTCTGCATATCTTCTCGGCTCCAATGCTGTAAAATAGATGTAAGGTTATTCGACCTCGATCACGACGTGATGAACTTCGGCATTGGTGATACCAAGATACTCGCTGACTTTGTTCATCACGGCTCCCTTGACCGATTTGTTGATGACCTGCCGCATGGTTGCGTCGGTAGTACCGGCAGCCTGCGCCAGATCGCTGTTGGACAGACCTCTCATGGTCATAATGGTCTTGACCGTGCGCTTCCAGTCCAGATGCAGTTCGAGCTTCATATTTTAATTCTTGACCTCCTTTGCTTTTTTTGGTGAGCTATGCTATATTTAGGGTATACTTACATTTGTAAACGACTTTGTGAGCTTTCGTCGGTTTACATTTGTTATTATAACTCTCATTTGTGAGTGAGTCAACAGCTTTTACTCTCATTTGTGAGTAAATTTGTGAGGTGTTTTATATTATGGGCTTGTACGAAAACATTTTGGACGCCTGCGCACGGCACGACATCGCACCCAGCAGACTCATTATTGAGAGCGGATTTGCGAGTTCCAACATCGCCCGCCTGAAAAAAGGCAAGGCTCCCCATCTGGATATGATTCAGGGCATGGCCGAACGGCTTGGCATGAGTATCGACGAACTGGTTTACGGCCGGGACGGCATTGTGATCTTGACCGATACCGAAAAGCAGCGGCTTAAAGCGCACGGCCGCAAAAACCTTGACGTGCTGGATGCTGACGAAAAAGAGCTGCTTTCGATTTACCGCTCCATCCCGGTGGAAAAGCGTTCCATGTGCAAGGACTTTTTGCGCACCCACGTTGCGGCTGTCGCTGATCCTGCCGTGGATGCCGAAAAGAAAGAGTAAAATATAAGAGGTGTGCTATGGTTTCGCAGGAAGAATTCATTCAGGAACTTCAAACGCTGCTTGCTGCATATCAGGCGGCCAGCGTAGAAGATCGTGAAAAGGTCATGCAGATTTTGGCAAAATACGTTCCGAAAGATAAGGCCCAGCAATGAGAAAGAAGAAAATCGACGCGCCAAAAGAAAAGCCGCAGCGGGCGGCCATATACCTGCGTGTTTCGACCGCGTATCAGGTAGATCGTGACAGCCTGCCCATGCAGCGGAAAGACCTTGTCGGCTACTGCGAATATGCCTTGAACATCAGCGACTATACCATTTTTGAGGATGCGGGCTATTCGGGAAAGAATACTGATCGGCCGGCCTTTCAAAAAATGATGATGCAGATTCGGAACGGTATGTACTCCCATCTGCTCGTCTGGAAGATTGACCGTATCAGCCGAAACCTGCTCGACTTCGCCCAGATGTATGAGGAATTGAAGATGCTCGGCGTGACGTTCATCTCGCGCAATGAGCAATTCGACACGTCCACGGCGATGGGTGAAGCAATGCTCAAAATGGTGCTAATTTTTGCGGAGTTGGAGCGCAAGACGACAGCGGAGCGCGTCACGGCCACGATGATCAGCAGGGCGAACGATGGCACATGGAACGGCGGCCGGGTTCCGTTTGGGTATGATTACAACAAAGAAACCCAGACGTTTTCCGTCAATGGCGATGAAAGCTTCATTGTGCTGGAAATGTACGACTTGTACGAAAAGACGGATTCGCTGGTTCACACGGCGCGGGAGCTGAACGACCGCGGCTATGTGTCACGCCAGCACAATCCGTTCTCCCCTGTGTCTGTCTGGACGATTCTTCGGAATCCGTGGTATATCGGCACATACCGCTATAATTATTACAAGATACCGGGGCGCAAGGCTATCAAGGACGAATCCGAATGGGTCGTGATACAAGACCATCACACCCCACTTGTGAGTAAGGAACGATTCGACAGGGTTCAGAAGATGCTGGATTCAAACGCCAGATACCGCAATACACCCGGCAGGAGCGCGACACAGAAGAACGTGAATATCTTTTCCGGGCTTATATGGTGCGCTTGCTGTGGGGCCGCTTTTACGGCTTCTCCGGGCAAGCTCCATGCGTCCGGGTATCGGTCGGCCAAGTATGGCTGCCCGAACGTGCGCAAGACAAAGACCTGCAATGCAAAATATACTTCTGACACTGTGCTGGGCGAATTTCTGCTAAATTTCATTTTGAACGTGATAAATGCTCAAAAGAGCTTCGACCAGATAAAATCCCCTGCTGATCTTGAAGCGCGGCTCCTGCGCGGCGATACGTTCAAGAACGTGGCCGGAATAGATTCGGCCAGCGTGGCCGCCCTGTATGAAATGCTGGCCGAATACTCCCCCGCTGATTCGGTGCTTCTGAAAAAGCCGACGGTTAAAAAGAATCTCGACCCGGAGCTGCGCAAACTGCGGGCAGATAAGCGAAAGACGGAACGCGCCCTCACACGGCTCGATCACATCTACCTGTATTCAAACAAGCAGATGTCGGATAAAGAATACCTGATAAAGAAAAACGACTTGATGAACGATCTGAAAGAACAGGACAAGTCCATCGGCCTGCTGACATCGGAATCGTGGGCGCAGTCGCTTTCGGATGACGATTTTTTGGAACAGGCCAGCAGCTTTATCATGTCCCAGCGGTTGCAGGAGCGGGAGTATATCTATTTTCAGGGTTTGGCCGAATGTACGGAGCCGTCTGTGCTGCGGTCGTTCTTCTTGTCGATCGTCGATTCTGTGCGCATGAGAAACGGCCATGTGGAAATGCTGACGTTCAAGAATGGAATTTCTCACAAGTTCACTTATAAGGCAATATAAAAGGCCCGGAGCCGCTTTCCTGCGGTTCTGGGCCTTTTGCTGTATTCGGTTCAAACGTCCCGACTGACCATGTGATAGGCGTACCAGTGGCCCCGCCGCTGGAACAGGTGATACCAGCTTGTGAACTCCTGCCCGGTGCAGTCATAGGGGCTGTTGCAGGCTTCCAGATAGCAGTTATCATCGAACCACTCAGCGGCGTCCTCTTTGTGTGCCGTGTCCAGCTCGTCAGGCAGTCGGACAAGTTCAAGGCGTCCATCGTAGTCTGCGCTTATAATGCGCGTGTTGGAGATCGGGCGGTTGTTGTATTCCCGGATTTCCCGCTTCGTGTTGGTGATAAAGATTTCACGGTTGGCCTTTTTCTCAGGTGCAGCGGCGGGGGCGTTCTGAGCGAATGTCAGGAAGATGTAGGCATCCCGCAGCTTTTCGGTATCAGTGATATTAAACAT